CTTCAAGCAAACTATACTCAGGTTCAATTAGTCGTTTGAGTAAATCTGTCTTGGTTGTGCCAGTATTAACTCTGGTCATACCATTACTCTTTGCCATTGCTAGCAATTCACTTTTAGACATCGACTTAAATACAGCATATACGGTACGACGTTCGGCAGAAGTTGCAACCTTCTTAGGTTTTGCCTTCTTAGGTGCAACCTTCTTAGGTTTTGCCTTCTTAGGTTTTGCCTTCTTAGGTGCAACCTTCTTAGTTTCAAGTTGTTTGGTGATTGCTCGTTTGGAGTCTTCGTCCTTGATTCTAAAATACCAAGAGAAACAAAGTGCTGTTGATACAAGCAATAGTAATATAAGAACGAAATCTCCAATAGCAATCATCTTACTTTCCTTCTTGTGCTTGTTCTACTAGACTAATAACCTGAATCGCTTGGTCGCGCAATTGTCCAATTGTAGACAACTCCTCGCCTTTAAATCCACCACGTTGAACAACAGTATCAATAACTGCGACAGTCGAGCGAGACACTCGGTTTGCCAAGTCGGTTAACTGTTCTGATACACTGACATCAGTGCCAGCAGCGGTTGCTTGGCGGTTTTGTTTATTATTAGACATATTCTTATGCTCCAAATGTTGAGGTTTTTTCTAATGCGATAAAGTATTGTATTTCAGATTGTTTGCTCTTGAAGTTTGAGATCAATTTAGAACTGATACCAACATCAAAATCTTCATTAATAACTTTCAAGTTGTTTACGTTTAATACTAAAGAGAACTGAGTGCCTTCTTCATATTCGCCTTCTACATCAATAGAGAATGCATTTGACGTTTTGTCTGCACTATCAACAACAGCAAGACGAATAGAACCATTGTCTGGTGTGATTGATAATTCATTATGACCTAACGTAGAAGCAGCACGACGAATTCGACCTAATGTATCTGTGTCTAATGTGAACTTAACTTCACACTCAGGCATAACAATTTCTTTGCTTGGTGCAGTTAACATATCAGGGTCTGAATAAAAGTACTTGATACGCGCAAGACCAATTGAGTCCGATACTAATACATGAGAATCTTTAAACTGTAATTGTGGTCGGTCTACCAAACCAACTACACCCAAGAATTCGTTTAAGTCGTATATACCAAAACCGCGTGGGAATTCTTCGGTGATAACAGAAGAAGACATAACGTTCTTTGCTGCAGATAATGTCTTAAGTACATTACCAGTCTCAAATACAATGTTCGGGTTGATGCTAGCGTAGTTCTTTAAAACCTGTAATGTGCGATCAGATAATTCCATAATTTATTCCTTAATTTAATAATATAGTTATATTGTACTAAAATTCAATAGGTTTGTCAAGTAATATTTAATTTTAATATAAACGCTTTATGAATAGATAAACAATACACCAACTCATAAGACCATTATACCTTAATCAATACCATTAGTCAACACTATTATTGTATAATTTTCATTTTACTGAAATTACGTTCTTTTGCAAACTCAATCTTACGTGCGAAATGAGCATCTTCTAATTCAGACTTATGGGAGATAACAAATACATTAGTATCTTCGCCCAAAGTATAAATGATTTTCATTAGGTTGTCAACACCATCTTCATCTAATGACGAGTCAAACGTTTCGTCGAGTATCAGTAAATTGGTCGCAACCGAGTTCTTCATCTTAGCAACTTGTCTCCAAGTAAATAATAACGACAAATCAATACGTTGTTTCTCGCCTTCGCTAAACGAATCGTACGAGAATGCATCTCTATGCCGAGAGCGAATAGTCTCGCTAAAGTTTTCATCTAAATCAAAATGAACAAAGAAATCTAGAATCTGTAAGTAATTATTGGTCAACTGATTAATCACTGGGATATATTGCTTAATAATCTTCGTCTTGATTCCTGTATCTTTAAGTAATTCTCCGCTCACCTGGTTATAAGATAACTGTTCGTTAAGAGTATACTTCACATCCTGAGCAACTTCAAGTTCTGTACTCAGTACCGAAAGTTCATCATTTGCACTATTCAACTCGACATTACTTGTGGACAATCCATCAATATCTGATTGCATTTGACTTATATTGCGCTGAAGTCTACTAATCGTGCTGTTGTTGTTATTGATTGTATTATTGAGCAAACGCAATTCTTCAAGTCTATCATTAAGGTCATTTAATGAAATATCATAACGCTCCATCTCATCCTTTGTCTTAGTCATAGCATCGTTCAATTCTTTGGCACGTTTTGTTGCGATATCCTTCTTTGAACCACGAAGTTCGGCAGCAATACCTTGGTCACAGGTAGGACAATGTTCGTTCTCCGCGAAAAACTTTGCTTCTTTGACAACAGTCTTAATCTGCGCCCTAAATGTTGACTGGAATTCAGTTAACTTAGTTCGGTTAGAATTCAACCGCTTGAGTTTGTCGGTAACGTCGGTGCTATCTGTATCGGTATTTGTATTGTTAAACAACTGCAGTTCATCAATCTCCGACCGAACTTCATCGACCTTATCTTCCTTTTCTTTGCGGTGGGCGCTATTCAGCGCACTCAGGTCTCTTAGATACTTCTTCTGTGCATCAACCTTGGTGCGTATCATATCAATACTGTGGTTATTTTCTCTAATATTATCCTTGAGTATTGCATTCTTTTCTTTCAGAATACCATTCATCTTGGAAAAAATATTGATGTCAAGTAAATCTTCTATCACATCTCGACGTTGACCGCCAGTAAGTTGCATGAACGGAACAAACGAACTCGAACCTAACACAACAATCTGATGAAACGATTTATGATTCAACTTAAGTATATTCTTTTCGAGAATCGACTGGTAGTCCTTGGCATGAGAAGATTGATTCATCATATTATCATTAACCCAGACTTCAAACTTGTTGGGTTTAATACAACGGACAATCTTATACTTGGTAGAACCGACTTTGAATTCGACTTCTACGTGTGTTCCCTTACCGTTAATGGAGTTTACTAGTTGACTCTTGGATATTTTGCGGTGTGGTTTACCAAACAAACCAAACGACAATGCATCTAACATCGTTGATTTGCCCGAACCATTATGACCAACAACCAGTGTAGTCGGTGTCGCATCAAAATTAATTTCAGTGAAAGTATTTCCTGATGAAAGGAAATTCTTATATCTGAGTGTCTGGAATCTTATCAATGTATCTCTCACTTGGGCATTATTAAATCAAGGATTATTACGCATTACACGAATTCAAGTACCATTATACTACAAACGAATATAAATGTCAAACAATTTCTGGTTCTTCGGCAACCTCATCGCCGCAGTCACAAAATGCGCACTGCTCACCGCCATTAGTTGATATTCGAACTCGACGTACCGAACATTTATGAATCCACATTGGTAGATTCTCTTTGGACTCATCCTTTGTGAAATCTACCTTATCTCGGTTCGCCAGGAAATTGGCATTCATACCTCGGGTTATTAATTTATCGCCCGTACAATCATTATACGCTGTTGCCATGTTACATGACCTCCATAGTTTGTGCTTCTATCATTAGTGTTGATATCTCTTTTTTAATTCGGTCTTTATCTAGGTCTGTATTAACTATATCAATATAATCAAATACCAATGTCTGTGTATCTTCTACGTCTATATCACCTTCGACATTAGTGCCGAGGAATTCTTTAAAGTCATCTGCGATTTTAAGTTCGTGAACCTTCTGTTGTTGAACCCTATCGATAAACTTCTCGAATTCATATGTGTCTCCCCGTTTAACAACAATAACCTTAACGAACTTATGATCAAGATAACTCATATCTTTAAATTGAAAGTCCTTTAAATTATCTGCATCATAATACAACTTCTCGAATATTGTAATTGGGTTGCGCACTGGTGTCAATTCTCGGGTGTCAGTATCAAGCACGTGAAAGTATTTGTTATCATTACAGTCGTTTGAATAGAATTCCATCTGTGCACCAAGATAATGTATGTTACCTTTTTGTGATTTAGAGTGAAAGTGTCCAGTCAATACCATCTCAAACCTATCGAATATACTAGGGTTCATACCGTCCATACATGGCATTCCCTTATACATATCAAACCCAGTCAATTCTAGGTGAGCGCCAAGGATATCTGCATTACATGTTCGAAGGAATTCCATAGTAGACGCAGTATTCTCTGGATTAATCCATGGTATCAATGCAATATTAAGACCATCATAATCAACCACACGTGGTTCTTCTATTAAGTTAACTTCATTCATATAATGACCCTGAAGTTCTTTGAGTGCATTAAGGTCGTTTGTGTTCTTGTAGTAACAATCGTGGTTCCCTGGAATTATATCCATGGTAATACCATACTCACGCAACTTCTCTAGGAACACCTTTCGGTTATGATTGAGTGCCTTGAAGTTGATAGTCTTGCGGTTGTCGTAGTAATCACCCAAGTGTAGTATCTGTGTGATGTTATTCTCTATCAAGTACGGAAAGAATACATCGCGATAAAACTTCTCTTGATAATTCATAAAAATATCAGACGAGTTCCTTGCGCCACAATGGGTATCGTTTAATATTGCTATTTTCATTGAGCATGAACCTCACCAAAGAATCCAGTTAAATCAGAATCCACATTCACGGCACGGCGGTTGCGCTTCTTCTGTTCCTTCACATACTCTTTGAATTCTGCATCCGCGTCTCTGATTGTATCGAGACGTCCCCGAAGCACATCAACAAACAACTGCGCATTATTACCGCTAGTGTCGCCGCCTTCGTTTTCAACGAAGTCTTCGGGTGCTGCTTCAGTAATGAACTTTGTTTTTATATCTTGTTGTTTCTTTTCTTTTTGGATTCGTCGAAGGAATGCATACCACGATATCTGTGTGAAGTACGCAAATGCGTTGGGGTTGCCAGTGCGCGTTGCTGCTTCGATATTATAATTCTCAATCGCCTTAAGGCAATTCTCAACAGCATCCATCACCATTTCTTCGCGATAAGTATAACGAACGAAGTTTCCTCTATGGGATAAACCTTCTGCTATATTCAAGAAGCACTTGGCAATGTAGTTAGTAACACGAGGCAACTCGGTTTCATTCTCGCGACATTCTTGCAGGTTCTTGCAATAATCAACAACAGATTGTGAAAACTCTTTATTATTTACGTAATGTGGTTTTTCTTTAGGTTTAACTTTCATCATCTAATTCTCTTTTTTATAATACGCCGTTTAATGTACGACCTTTTGGTGCGAAATCGTATATCTTTAATGTAATGTTGAAATGTGCATCAGCAATATGAAAGAAATAGTTGTCCATATTGTCGTACGCGTCAATCAATGTGTCTTCTGGAAGGTCGTGCATTTCTTCCATAGCAGTAATTACTTCATATAGACTGTCATTACCACAGAACAATATTACTTGGTCTAAGGTAAAACCATACTTTGCGATACTAATGTCAATCATTGGGCGGTGCATTTTACTTGCAGGATGTGCCATAATATAATTCTCTTTAGTTATGGTGTAGATTTACGGATGGGGTATTTATTTTCAGTCAATGCTGCCTGATAAATAGTTTCCAGTTCATCGATATCTAGGTGATGCATATCTTTTGGTGGTAACGTAGATTCGTTCACCGTAAATTCAGTGATGACGCAATCATATTTTCCGCCACGGTGATACTCTTCTTGAGATGCTTGGCGTACTGCGTTTTTATAATCATCTGTAACGCATACCACATAAGAATGATTTTCTCTATCAAACCAACGAAGTGCTTCTACTACATACACTATGCTCATACATTAACTTCCTATTTCAATTCAATATATCCATTATACCGCATAATGGCGGTCAAGTCAACTATTATTTTGAGTCAACGAACTGTTGAAGTGCTTTAATTAATTCTTGGGCAGTGTTTCTGTCCAACGAGATATGTTCGCTGCAATAATTATCATCCGAATAGATGGCAATATTAACTTCTATCACATCTTTGCGTACCATTATATTAAGTTTATCTTTACTATCTTGGGCGCAAGGGTAATCTTTCATAATGGGTTTCATTATTTAACCTCAACTTCTATCGCCAGTATATCGATTGCAGCATCTAAGAAGTTATCTTCGAGTAACACATGGTTATCATACGAATCGATTGAACCGTCGTTTAAGTTGGTAGAGTATTGGGTAAGGATGTCTATTATTGCCAGACGGTTTCGAGTCTCTTTAACAAATTGCGCTGCTTGGTATTGATGACTTAACGCATCAGGGACGTTGCCTGCATCATCATACTTGTCAGTAAAGATGACGTAATTAGCAGATAAGTGTTG